CACTATTCCAATCTATTCAATCAAAATACAATATCAGTTCATATTAGATTCGGAGCCGAAAGAGATTTTATGGCACCCAATCAAGTTCCACACGATTGGATTATGAACAGAATACGTGAGAACTATGATGATACAAATATCCTTATGTTCTCAGATGATATTGTTAAACTAAGGAAGTTTATCGAATCACAAGGATTAAGAAAATCACAATGTTATGTGATAGACGAAGACCCTCACGTTTGTATGATACTAATGTCGATGTGTGATAAACATATTTTAACAAATTCAACACTATCTTTGTGGGGAGCATATCTTGATAAGAAACAAGAAAATCCTTATACTTTTATTCATGAGTCTTTCTTTGAGAATCACCCCAAAGAAATGATTCCTTACAATCAATGGCAAATATCTAAATAAATTATGAAAACAATCAGAAATACAAAAACTGGAGAAATCAAACGAGTGGACGACAAAGACGCTAACAACATGGTAGGAACAAAATGGCAAGGTTGGGAGTACTGTCCAAAGTCTCTGTGGAAAACAGAGGTAAGAGGTTCTGTGAAGGTGGAAAGTAAGAAAGTTGAAAAAACTACTTCTGAAAATCTATCTGATAAAAAAGTTCGTAAACAACGAAAAGAAGCAAAAGCACAAAAGTATGCCAACAGATGAGGAAAAGTTCTTGGCTAAGCTAAGACAACCAGTACACATTTCTTTCATTGCAAAATACCTTTTGAAGGTAGATGAGGAAAGCGCAATGGAAATCATCAACAAATACATTGAACTTGGTTTAGTGGAAGAAAATAAAAATGGAAAAGGATATTATGGACTCACAAACCAATGAAATAGAAAAGATGGTTAATCACCCGCAACACTATGGTGGTGAGAATAATCCGTATGAGGTAATCAAAGTTATTGAAGCTTTGGAAATGGACTTTCATATTGGAAATACATTCAAGTACATCGTAAGAGCTGGTAAGAAAGAAACCGACAAAGAACTTCAGGACCTTAAAAAAGCATTGTGGTATCTACAACGTAAGATTGAGCTAATCGAGAGTAAATGTTAACTTATTTGTTACTCGGTATGGTGTTTACCTTTATGATAGATTCAATGATAGTATACGGAGCTGACGAAACCCGTCTAACAATGAAGGAGAGAGTCTTAACTGTATTGGTATGGCCCGTCATGTTATTATACTTGATATTAGAATTACTTAAAAAATGAAGAATATAGAAGAATTAAAAGGAAAGATTTGGAACTCAGACACTGTTGAGTTTATGAACAACATGGAGGAGGGTTCAATCGACTTGATGGTTACCAGTCCACCATACGGTGTTGGGATTGATTATGACAGTTGGGACGATGACAAAGAGTTTACGGAGTATATGAAGTTCACTGAGGATTGGTTGACTGCGGCGTACCGTGTATTGAAAGACGATGGTCGTATAGCGATTAACATTCCTTATGAGATTAATAGACAAACAAAAGGTGGTAGGATTTATTTTTCAGCTGAGGTATGGGCGGTAATGAGGAAGATAGGTTTTGGTTTCTTTGGTATCATTGACTTGGAAGAGACATCACCACATCGAAGTAAGACTACAGCGTGGGGAAGTTGGATGAGTCCTTCATCACCATACATTTACAACCCAAAAGAGTGTGTAATCTTGGCGTATAAGAAAGTTCATACTAAGAAAGTCAAAGGAACACCTCAATGGGAGTCTTGGATTGAAATGATTGACGACCCAAAGAACCCTGGTCAACAAAAGAAGAAACAGATGTTCGCTGATGATGATAAAAAAGACTTCATCAATTTGGTTTACGGACAGTGGCATTACTTTGCTGATACCAAACAACAAACCAAGGCAACATTCTCAATGGACATTCCATGGAAGGCAATCAAGATTCTATCTTACAAAGAGGATGTTATTATGGACCCATTCAATGGTTCAGGAACAACATGTTTAGCTGCTGAGATGTTGGGAAGGTCTTGGATAGGTGTGGACATCAGTCCGAACTACTGTGAAGTGGCTCGGAAGAGGGTCAGAGAATATCAACTACAACAAAATCAACTTGAAATACAATTAGAAACCCCTACTAAATAGGGGTTTTTTATTTATGTGATATTTATTAAACATGGGAAAACCTTTCAGAAACATTATTATTGGTGACTCACAAACACCTTATGTTGATAACGCAACTTCTAAGGCATCAAGAATAGGTACTACGTCAGGTGTTCAGTCACTTTGGAAGGGTGGTATGGGTGTTAACTGGTTAAAGGATGCTGTAAATGCTTATCCATATGTTAATGAGAATGTTGAAAATGTTATCACCGTTATTGGAACCAATGGTAACTTCGGTAAGGTTTTTAATGATGATGTTGCGGGATTGTTCGCAGCAATCGGCGAGAAGTTTCCGAACACAAGAATATTGGTAGTCCAAGGTTCGTGGGGTTGGGGTGGACTTGCAAGGACTACAGAAAAACAGGTAAGGGATTATTATAAACAATATAGGGACCTCGGAGGTATTTTGATTGAACCACCGATTGGTAACATAGAGCCACATGGAAACAATCCTGTGTACCAAAAAATTGGTTCATCGATTGATTCTATGATTAGATAAAATAAGATATTTATAATAAAATTTGATTATGAAACAATTCAGAATTAACGAACAAGAGAAAAGTAGAATTCTTGGTTTACACGTCGAAGCCACTTCAAGACAATACCTAAAAGAAGATTTAAATAATGGTATGACTACCATTGAGAGATATAACTACAATAGGGGTATTCAGTGTTTCTTGAATAAGAAAAATGTAAAGGACGATGAAGGTAAACCACTAAAAATGGATGGGTCGATTGGTAATTTACCCAATTCTAAAAGTGCTCAAGCCGTTGCAAAGTATCAGGTAATGATTAGAGTTGCTGATGATGGTGTTTGGGGTGAGGACACTATGGAGGCAATGCCAGAAAAAGATAAAGTGATTTTCAAACAGTGTATGTCTGACTACGGAGATTTATTTGATAAAATTGCACACTATTTTGGTTGGGACTAATGAAAAAACTTATTAAAGAATCAGGTCTACGTGACATTAAAGATTTGGCTAAAAGATACCCAAAGGCTAAGATTTACTTCCACCAAGATTTGGATGGAGTAACAACTGCAATTGCTATGAGAGAGTATTTGGAATCCAACGGTATTAAAGTTGTTGGTTCTGAGGTTATCCAATATGGTGATAAAGAGTTTGCGGTAAAGAAACAAGATGCGACTGGTGATACAATGCCGGTGTTGGTTGACTTTGCTCACGGTAAACCGATGTTTGTTATCCATACAGACCACCACGATACACAAACAGGTGTTGAAAAAGATACTTCAGTTTCATTCAAACCATCACGTTCAAATGTGGCAACAATATCTCAGGTTGTTTCACCAAAAGAAATCTTCACACAAGATGACATCACTTTGATATCAACTGTGGATTCTGCGGACTTTGCAAAATACGGTTTGAAACCAAAAGACATTATGAACTTTATCTTCAAGTTAGATAAAGACAAATCATTACAAAGTAACAAATTCGCTTTAGGGCTAGCAGCTAACAAATTATTATTAGCTTATAAGAACAAACCAGGTTTCTTAGAGGAGTTGGTTATGAATGCATCACCATCGTTGTTGAATATCCTACAGAACACTAAGAGAATTGCACAGGAAAAAAACTATGCAACTCCTGAGATGATGAGTTCAAACCAAAAGAATTATATTCAATCTCAACAGAACAGTTCACGAGTTCAGTTTGAAGATGGTATCATCGTTCAGTACGGTGGTGGAGCGTTATCTAAGCCAGGTGCTTACGATAGATACGTTCCATTTGAAAACTATCCTGATGCTGACTTCTTGGTTATTGCATGGCCAATGGGATTGGTACAAGCGTCTTGTAATCCATTCAATAAAGAAAGACAACTAAAAGGTGTTAATTTGGGTGAGATTGCCGATGAGGTAATGTTGAAATGGAAAGGTCAGTTAGAGGATAAGATTATTCCTTTATCTACTATTAAGTGGGTATCTGAAACATCGGCTAAGGAAGGTTCTGTTGGATTTACAGATGCGGACCTTGAAGCGTTCTACGGTGATAAGGTACGTGAGATTGAGAACGGTGAACAATACCTTTCATCAATCAAGAAAATAATGGCTAAACCATCAAAAGATTTAAAAGATGAAGAGTGGTCTGTGTTGGATAAGTTTGGTGTTCCTGCTTGGGATATGATTGAAGCAAATTCAGGTGGACACAAGTGTATTACAAACATCTCTGCACTTAACTACTTTGGAAGGGCTAAGAGACCAAATCAGGACCCTTATAGATATAACCCTGAAGCGGACGACGCACCATACGTTAAGTTTGTTAAGATGATTCAAAGAGAGTTTGTAAATAAACTCAAAGAAAAGATAAATTCGGGTTCTGAATCAGAATCAGAGTAATGAAAAGGAGACATTGTCTCCTTTTTTTATGCCAAGTCTTTCACAGGTTCCACCTGCGATTTCCAATACTTTATCTCCGTAACCTTTATAACTTTCACAGTCAAGTTCATCACAAGGTTCGCAGTTCTCGTGGATAGCGGTAATAACATTACCATCAATCATAATGATATCCATCGGAACAAGACAATCTCTCATCCAAAAACTTTGTTCACCCTTGTATGGCATTATAAAATACAATCCATTGTATTCTCCATTGAAATTCTTACCCATCTTACCATTTTGGATTTGATTAGGTGTGACAGCCAGTTTAACTTTGAACTTATTGTCGTTGATTGAAAGGTTCATAAAGATAAATACCTCAAACAAAATAAAAAAAACTTTGATATACCACTTGACAGAGGGAAAAAAGTTCATACATTAGTATAACTTTTGAAGATTAACAGATATTTATTTATCACAATCAAAAAAAGTTTACAAAATTATTTGACAATCTGAAAACGATGTCGTAAGTTTGTAAAACAAATCAGAAACACGGAATCCAAATCTCATCATCCGTAGTTATAGAGTAAGTTTCTGATACGTTCTTTGAAAATTAATGGTTGAGATATCAACTTGTTTTTTGGTGACTTGTCACCGTGACCCCTTTTCTTTTCAAGAAAAGTTGATATCAAAAACCTTCGGCGGTTTAGCGTCGTTAGATAACCTCAGTAATGAGACTAAAGGGATGGAACTTAGATTAGCCTCTAAGGGAAATTCGCAGGACGAGAGTCTTGACAACTAAACAAAGTGACTACGGTTATTGCCCCAACGACAAGTGTTGAGGGGGAATAATCACTCCGAGTCCGTGGAATATCGGGGTTGAGGTGGTGACACCAATAGGAAAAGTCATAGGTGACGGTTCGACACTCCCTGCCAGGGGTTGTAGAGCTGGGTACCAGTCTCAAGGGTTTCCGAGTCGTACAAAAAGAGATGACGAAGTCCTGACAGACCGTGAGCTGGCAGGTTCACAGGGTGGTGTGAAGCATTTTGTTCCCAAAAGGAACGGAACTTCTCCCGAAGCACATCGTCCATTTATCCACAAGAGCTAACTTTATATGAAAATAAAGATACAGCAAAAGTTCTTCGGGCGTTGAAACTGAAAGGTGTCTAACACTTCAGGTCATCGGACTAATGGAGTCATGAGCGGACCGCAAGTCCTCTTATGTTAATCACGAAATACCTCGTGGGACGGCCATCCCTTAGTGAGCTCGCAAGGCTTAAGAGAGTAGAGTAACGGTTGAGTTGGTTTTAATTTTGGAATGTTCAAAACGTGTAGTCTCAACGTATTTACACCTTCCTTAACCTCAGTCCAAAAATACTGAGGTTTTTTTTTGCTCTTATTTTGGTAGTACGGAAAATATTTGTATATTTGTAACACAATGAAGACAGTTAAAATTATCCATCCACAGTTCGGCGAGGTTCTAAACGAGGAATATCAAGATGCGGTTCAGCACAAGATTTTCTTGACTATGATTCATTCATGTTTGGAATTGAAGCAAGACCTGACAACTTTCAACGGACGTGACTTCTTGATGCACGTACCATTTGAAATCCTTCGTCAGTGTCTAATCCTTGGTAACGTTGAAACCGTTACACTTGGTGAATATGCAACAATTAAATCCAAAATGGAAGGTTGATTAATTAATATTTAATTTTTATACTTTATGTCTATGGGAAGAGAGTTCAAATGTGGTGATTGGGTTGTTATTCCCAAGACTAAACAAATTAAGTATGTCGAAGAAGTCGAAGTTTACGATGGGGATGCTGTTGTTTACACTAGTGATGGTTGTTCTTATGGTGTGGTACAGTGCCAAACGGTGCATCAGGCTTATGAAGCTGAAAACCGTTGAGTTCCTGAACTCAAATCAGGTGGTGGAATGATTGACCTTCTGGTCAGTCCCAATTAAAGGTCAACTTCGGTTGACCTTTTTTGTTATTAAACTATTTATTTAACATGGAAGAAGGAGTAATGGTATATCCGAGTGAGTTTATGGAAAACATATTCATCACCGTGGTTTATGAGAACAACGTTCACTATCCTGAACTTAAGAAACTCTTTGACCAATATGGTTATGGTTTTTTATTCTCTGAGATGAAAACCATTATTGTTGATGGGAATTTGAGTTCAGACATGGAATTGAATTCGATGAAAAGTTATTGGATATGATACGTTCAACTTTCGCCTTCTGAGATTAATGATATTTATAATAAAAGGGTGTAATGAAACAAATTATTATTAACGAGGACCAACTTGACAGATTGAAGAAAATGCTCAAGGAAAACAACGAACAAGGTTCGTACATGGCTAAACAACAACTCTTCACCATCGCCACTTTGGCCTATAAAATGTGGGAGATGATGGAGGACGGAGAACAACTCGAAGACTGGCAAGAAAGTAAAATTGCTCAGGCTGAGATGGGTGTTGTTTCAGTTGTTAAGTCTTACATGTACGACGAGGTTGAGGATAAGGTAACAGGAACTGACCAACTTGATTTTAGCGAATTAGTTATCGGTCAGTAAATCTAATTGATTATTGAAAACCTTCTTCTTATTATTGGGGAGAAGGTTTTTTAATGCCTTGAAAAATATGAATACTATAATCTTTAACACCAAACAACACACCCTTAGCCTTGAATTGGTAAGTGGTACCAAAAAGTCTTACAAAGATGTAATGACATTGAAATTAATTGATGGAATTTATGAGATATTCCAAAAACAAAGAGACGGTTTAAATGCTCCGATAATTAGAATCCCATCAAATAATACTATTGTATTCTACGAACATGAATAAATTAGATAAACAATACCAAGATTTACTCCAATCAATTTTAGATTACGGGGTAGAAAAGAAAGACCGAACAGGTACTGGTACCAAATCAATTTTTGGTTATATAATCCGTCATAACATGAAGGATGGGTTTCCGTTACTTACAACCAAGAAGATGGCTTGGAAGACAATGGTTACCGAGTTGTTATGGTTCCTTCGTGGTGATACAAACATAAAATACCTTGTTGATAACAATTGTCATATTTGGGATGGAGATTGTTATAAAGCGTATATTAAAAGATATAATAAAGGTGAATATGTTGGTAAAACCAAATTATTAGAGAATTCTAAGAAAAATAGAACATTAACTGAACCATTTACAATAGAAGAATTCATTGACAAAATCAAAACCGATGATGAGTTTGCTAAGAAGTGGGGTGAGTTAGGTCCAATCTATGGTAAGCAATGGAGAAGTTGGACTAAATTTGAAGATGAAAGTAAAGAACATAACGAGTGGTATATTTCATCACAGTCAATAGACCAAATCCAAAACCTAATCAACG